CAATCAATTCTTTAGCCACGCTGCCCTTCCAATCATTAATGCCAGCAGGCGGAATCTGGCTAGGTCGCATAATCAACTCCCAATATTGCACGTTGAAATCATCAAGCTGATTCATAGTAGTTTCGCGTTGACTCTCATCACGACCAGTCACAAGATAAAGTTTGACATTCTGGTGGTCAAGCCAATCAAAATAGTCTTGATGAATAGTGCCATTGACCAACAAAGTGTCATCAATATCGCTAATACCAATCGAACCAATAACATCTCGTTGAGCAGCCATCGTGTTGTTTTCCTTATCTAACCTTGTAACCCAAACTTGACCAGCATCGCCACCCCAAGCATCCCAAGCCACACGCCCTGCACTTGGATAGCCAACTTCACCCGCATTAAACCCAGTCGCCTTCGAATCAACCGCGTGACGAGCAAAATAAGAGATCATGCGATTCACAGTCGCAGCTGAAACCGCCTGACCATTAGCCAACTGCTCTGCCCTAGCCTTACCAACAGCAGTAAAACCTGAACCAGCCTTGCCCTCAGCAATCCAACCCAAAGCACGCTTAGCAGTCGCCTGCACATCCTTAGGCGGCGTAAAAGTCCCACCAGCAACAGCACGCTTCAACTCGCCACCCACAGGCATCTTTTCAGCCAAACTCAAAGCCACCATCTGTGCGACAGCATCCTTTTTAGCGACATGCGCACCCAAAACAGTGCCATCCTGCTTGACCGTATCCCAACCCTTAGCCGACTTAGCGATGAAATAAGGCATTATTCGCCTGTCGCATAAGTGCCAGCCGGCACAGTCGTTGGATTCTGTATTTGAACGCTAGGCAAACCAGTGTGAGCAATCGGGTCAAGACCCAAACTCTTGAGAACATCCTCAGGCACAAAGCCCAAACCAATAAGTTTTTGAGCCATCGCAACCTTAGTTTCATCCTCAGTCAGCGAAGCAGCCGAAATATTGACGTTAGCCAAAGGCACACGAACAACATCGCCACCATCAATAGGTCGCAAGTTTTCACGCCTACGAACCTCATTAGTTGACAACACGCCATTCTGCAGCATCTTGGCATATCCCTCAATTCGAGTCGCATAGTCGCCACGCAACAAATCGTCAGTATTAAACGACAAATAAGCAGTTTCAGGCAACAATGCGCTAAACGCATCCTCAAGTTTCGCCAACCAAGGTCGCAAAGTGTGAGTTACAAACGCAATCTGGCGTTGCTCAACACTGTTATAGCTGTGACCGCCATTGTTCAAACCAATCAAATCAGTTGGCACTCTAAACATGCGAGCAACATCCTCAACCGCAAGGCGACGAGAATCAATCATCTGCGCCTGATCATTAGCAACCTGAGTCGGCTTAAACGTTGCGCCACCAGACAAAATACCTGTCTTATGAGCCTTACGATAGCCCTTGTGCATCCGGTCAAACGACTTAGCCAAGTTCTCGGCCTGCTCAGCTGACAGCGTGCCAGGATATTCGATAACGCCCTGAGTGAGAGTGCCTTGACCAAAGAAACGCGCTGCAAAACCTTCAAGAGACATGCTCAAACCAAGATTCTCTTTGAGCGTGTCAATAGTTGACTTACCACGAATGTCACCAGGCATAAGAATCGAACCAGTGACATGCAGAATGTCGTCACTCGACAAATCTTTGCCATCCTCGCCAGTGAACGTATAACGTTTAGTTCCATTAGCCTTACGCGAAACACTGACTTTCATAGGGTTCAAAACCATCATCGAAAGAATCTGGCCAGTAATCGGGTCGCGGAAAATACGCACAAACGCATTACCATCCAACAAAAGGCTAATCATGCACTGCTGCCAAAAACTATTTGAGTTGATCATCGCATCAGGTCGAGCAACCCAAGCAGGGCGCGGGCGATAAGGGTAAGCAATACCATCACGCCTAATGAAACTATCCACAGGCAAAGCCGAAATAGTGTCGCTAATCAAAGACACACAAGCCCAAACCGAATTGATAGTGAGCGCAGTCGTATAGTCAATAAAACTGCCAGCCTGAGTTTCAAAGCTCGACAGGTCGCCAGCACCCCAAATAGTTTGAAACGAAATAGCGCGATTCTCAGCACCTGGCAGGATGCGACTAAGCATTAGTTACTTCTCTCAATAGCCAAACCAAACAACACCAAGCCAGCACCAGCCGCAACAATACCCACAGGCAACCAAATCAGCCCAAGGCCAACCGCAACCACAGCAACGCCCACAGCCTGCAAAACAGTAGCAATCATTTGCAACCCTTAGAAAATAAAAAACTCAGCAATTGGTTCGCTTTCAAGTTTAGTAGTTGCGCGGTCATAAGCGATAACAGCGGCAACAGCCGCGTCAATCTTGCGAGGACTAGCCCGATTCTCTTTCACAATACGAACCCCCAAATTGTCGCTCTTGACAACACAGTTATCCAAATGTCTAGCCAACAAAGGGTTGCCATCATGGGTCAAACGCGATTCAGTGACAGCATCAAAGAATTTGGCGCAAGACATCACCATGCGCCGCGCTGAAGTTGACGGATATTCGACAATCGGCAACCCTAAATCCTCAAGCACAGCCATCGAACGTTGCCAACGAAAAGGGTCACACGCGATCTCTTTGACCTTAGGAAACTGCTGAACAAAACTAATAATCGCCTGCTCAACATCGAGAGTGTCAACCCGCCAATCGTCATAATCCTCAGGCTGCTTTTCCCACGCCTTGACCAAGAAAAGATTGCTCTTTTCATCAGTATTTTTGGGGATAGTTGCACCCACAATAACCGAAGTGTCACCGCTAAACGAACCATCAAAACCAAGCACATACTCATTATCAGCAGTCAACTCGAAATCACTCTGCAAAACATCCCACGAACCAGCCGGCAACCAAGCAGTCTGCCCAGAAACCCACTGATTACAGCGTTTCGTGCGAAATTCGGCTTCAGGTGTGCGGCGAACCATGCTCTCAAAATCAGCCTGAGAGTTCAAATCCCCATAACCCGGATTCGCGGCAATCCAAGTAGATTCAAGTTTGTGGTCAGCATCCAAAGGGGCTTCCCACCAAGCCATATAGAAACTAGGGTCATCAACCTCACCGCGAGCAACCTTTTGCCCATACTGATAAAGTTGATAGGCAGTCGAATCCTGCCCAGTCGTGTCATACTTAGCCCCGCAAGTCGTAGTCGCCAACATAATCGGCTGCTTACGCGAAGCCATAGACAACTGCATCACATCCCACATGGCGCGAGTCTGCAAAGCATGAACCTCATCAAAAATCACTGCACTGGCGTTCAAACCCTCTTTAGAAAACGCTTCAGCCGATAGCACACGCCAAATCGAACCAGTGCCAGGCACTTCAATCGCATCCCGATAAACATTACAAAGCGCAGCCAACTCAGGTTCACGCTCAATAATCTTGCGAGCATCCCCAAACGTAATACGAGCCTGCTCTTTCTCAGCTGCACACGAATAAACCTCGCCACCACGATCACCCTGAAACAAAAAATACAGTCCCAAGCCAGTGACCAACGCACTCTTACCATTTTTGCGACCCATGCCCCACAGCGCAGTTCGATGCTTATACAAACCCTTGCTGTCTAACGCCAAGGTTTCAGTGAGCATCTGCTCTTGCCAAGGTCGCAACTGAATAGGCGAACCAGCACTGCCAGCAATCGAATCCTTAGTCAAAGTCACAAAAGTATTGATAAAGTCCACAGCATCAGGGCCACGCGAACCAAACTCAGTCGAAGTCGGTGTCACCCAAGCAGGCGGCCAAGCCTTATTCTGCGACAACCTCAATCACCTGCACTTGCTCTCGGTCAGCCTGCCTACGCTTCAAAGCCTCAAGTTTGGACTCGGCCTTTATCTCAGCCAAACCCAGTTTCGAGCGAGCATCAACAGTCAAACCCAACTTGCCAAGATTAGACACAATCGCATTCTCAAGCTCAAGCAACTGGCGATGAACGTGAAAATCACTAGGGTCAGCAACAAACGCCTGCTCAAGCACAATCTGGCGATCTAGTTGCTTACAAGTCAACAACAACAACTCGACATCGCTTTGCGGGCTAATCCAAGTCTGCCCCTGATTGAACACGCGATTCCAAAGCAACATTCCAGCCCAATCGAGCGGCTGATGCGGCTCAACCCTGCCAGCAGACAGGCTAATTGTTCCATTTATTTCAGGCAATTTGCGTTGCCCCGGATTGCCCAAAGCCCTCTTAGTCTCAAGGGGTTTCGCTGGATTAGCCATGAATCCAGCCTAGTCAAGATTTTCCCCCAACTGCAGACATCTGCGAACGAG